CTCTATATTCCACTTCCTGGAGACACCGAAAATAATAAGGTTGAGTTTAAGATGGAACCAATTGAAAGTGGTGTTCAAGAGGGTTCCTTCAAGGAGTACCGAAAACAAAATCGTGATGATATTTTAATTGCACATCAGGTTCCTATTTCAAAATTGGGCGGTAGTGATTCAGCAGCAATAGCAGCAGCATTAGCACAAGATCGTACCTTTAAAGAACAAGTATCTCGTCCAGCACAAAGAGATCTTGAAAAAATTGTTAATAAGATTATTAAAGAAAAGACTGATATTTTAGAGCTTAGATTTAATGAGCTTACCCTTACTGATGAAATTGCACAATCTCAGATTATTGAGCGCTATGTAAAGACTCAGGTTATGACTCCAAATGAGGCTCGTGAAAAGCTAGATCTTCCTCAAAGAGCAGACGGGGATGAACCATTTGTAATGAGTCCAAGACAGGCAACCGATGCGGCTGCAAATTCTGCAAGAAATAGAGCAAGGGATTCTGAGCGAACAAATAATAACTCAGACTCCTCATCCACAATTTCTGGAAGAAATCCACAGGGTGAAGGGCGTTCATCCACATAGTATCCACATATTGGATAAAATGTTGGTATAATTGTTCTGCAATGATTATTAATAAGGCCCATTGGGTCACCGACGGCAACAGTGTTCGTTTTTCAATGCCTATTGGCAAGGTTGATCAAGAGCGTCGTACAGTTTCTGGTTTTGCTACACTTGATAATATTGATAGGCAAAACGATATTGTAACCACAGAAGCAAGTTTAGCAGCATTTAAAAAGTTTCGTGGAAACCTTCGTGAGATGCATGGACCAAATGCAGTTGGTAAGGTTGTTTCTTTTAAAGAAGATCGTTATTTTGATCCAAACACTAAAAAGTTTTATAGCGGAGTTTATGTATCTGCATATGTCTCAAAGGGTGCACAAGATACTTGGGAGAAAGTTCTTGATGGAACTCTAACTGGTTTTTCAATTGGCGGTAGCATACAAAAGTCTGACGACTCTTATAACGAAGAACTTGATAAGTCAGTTAGAATTATTAAAGAATATGAATTACATGAGCTTTCACTTGTTGATAGTCCAGCAAATCAATTTGCAAATGTTATATCAATTGAAAAAGGCGAGTTGGGTGGATATCTAGCAAAGGCAGTTGTTGATAATGTTTATTGGTGCAAAGATGATGACATTGTTAGACTTTCTGATGGATTAGAAGAGTCTTGCCCATCTTGCACAGCAACAATGAAAAACATTGGCTTTGTTGAAAAAAGTGAAGACAATATAGAAACAGTAAAGTTCTTAGTTGATAGTGCAAAAGGCATTAGAACAATTAAGATGAAAAAGGAGGAAAATCCTATGACAGAAGAAACAATGGCTGTTGAAGAGACTCTAGAAAAGTCTGATACAGCAGTAGTTGAAAATGTTGAGGTTGCTCCAGAAGCTACAACAGAAGCAGTTGCTGAAGTTGTTGCTGAGGCTCCAGTGCTTGAAAAAGCAGACGAGCCAGTGGCAGAGATAGTTGCTGAAGAAGTTGCTCCAGCTGCTGATTCTGTAGTAGAAAAATCAGTTGATGCAGTTGTTGATACAACAGCAGAAATTGCAAAGTCTGTTGCAGAAATTAATGAATCTCTTACTAATGCCTTGAGCAATCTTGCTGAAACAGTTAAGTCTATGCAGGCTAACGTTGAAGCAATTACAAAGTCCCTTGAAACCGTTACAGGCGAAGTTAAGTCTGTAGCAAGTGAGGTTAGCCAAGTAAAGGGTACTTTTAATGAGTTTGGAAAGCGTGTAGATATGGTTGAAAAAGATACAGCTTTCCGCAAGTCTGGCGATCTAGGCGAGATCGTACAGGAATTGGCTGAAAAGCCAGTTCAAAAATCCCTATGGGGCGGTCGTTTCCTCACAAATACCGACCTATTTAAATAATAAGTACAAATTCACTAGGAGGTGAACAATATGTCGGAACAAGATATCGTAAAGAATTACCCAGGAACAACTGAGGCTCACAATCATGACGGACAAGGTGCATTTGCATCTGGTGGTGTCGGAGGTGCTACAGCAACAGGTCCTGATGGTAACCTTTCTCCAGCAGCGTCTCTTGGTAACATTTCTCAGGCCACTTTCGGGTCAACAGAAGGTATCAACGCTGTAAATCCAACTGGTACGCCAGGTGGTATCCTTGCCCCTGAGCAAGCTCGTCGCTTCATTGACTATGTGTGGGATGCAACAGTTCTCGCCAAAGATGGACGCAGAGTTACTATGCGGGCAAATACCATGGAAATTGAGAAGGTAAATGTTGGTGAGCGTGTTATCCGTGCAGCAGCCCAGGCTGACAGCACATACACAAACGCTGGCGCAACCTTCACAAAGGTAGAGCTCACAACCAAGAAGATTCGTCTTGATTGGGAAGTCTCAACAGAGTCGCTTGAAGACAATATTGAAGGAGGTGCGTTGGAAGATCATCTCGTTCGCTTGATGACCAATGCATTTGCTAATGATATTGAAGATCTCGCTATCAATGGCGATGGTTCCACAGGCAACTTCCTTTCAATCATGGAAGGTTTCGTACACAAGGTTACAGATGGTAGCGATGCTCACGAAGCACTCGTTACAGTAAGCAACGATGACTGGACTCCAGTTGTCATGCAGGATATCATCCTCGCAATGCCACGTAAGTATCGTGCAATTAAGAGCAATCTTAAGTTCTATGCAGGTACTGATGCATTCCAGGGTATCGTTCGCAATAACGGTACACTTGCTGATGCAATTGCTGAAGCATTCGCTGGTACACCAGCAGGTGCTAACCCACAGCGTCAAGCATATCTTGATGGTGCAGGGCAGACATTCGGCAATGCACGTACTACCCGTGTTCTCGGTGTAGATGTTATGGAAGTTCCTTACTACCCAGCAGATTATGTTGATTTGACATTCCCTGCTAACCGTGTTTGGGGTTTCCAGCGAGACATCACCGTTAACCGTGAGTACAAGCCAAAGAAGGATACAGTTGAGTACACAGTATTCGTCCGATTTGGTCTGCAATGGGAAGAGCTTGATGCAGTTGCGTTCGCAGATGCAGCATCTGATTCCTAATAAAAACTGAATAAATGAAAGAGGAGGGTAGCGTAAAAACTACCCTCCTTCTTCACATTCTGCTATAATAGCAGTGGAGGATAATATGTCAGCACAACTAATAGAAGATTTAAAAAAGAAAACAGTTCCAGAATTAAAATCATATGCTAAGAAAAATAACATAGATTTGTTTGGTGTTAGTACTAAAAATGAAATACTTGAGGTTATTTTTTCTTTTATTCCAACTGAAGCTCAAATTAAAATGAAAAAACAAGATAAAGAAAATGCCAAGGGAGATAAGATAGCTATATTTTCATCTCGCAATCTTTTTTGGAATGGGGTAGGCGAATTAAACCAAGGATATACTATACTACCAAAGGAGATATCTGAAAAGTGGCTTTCTCATAAAGCTGTTCGTGTAGCAACAGCAGATGAGGTAGCAAAACACTATAAGATTAAAAAATAATGGAAATATTAAGAAAGCCGCCATATCCACTTTCAATATCTTATTCTGTAAATTTTCCAGAAGCAGACTACAAGCTTTTTATTAAAGACAAAGCTAGAGATATAATTTTATTAGAAGAAGTGGTCACAAGTACAGAAGATTCAAAAATAGAATATGATCTTACCGAGTATTTTAGTAAATATGACGATTCTTATGAACTATCTATTTATGAATATCCAGAGTCTGAATTAGGCGATATTGTTGTAGAGGACAACCTTGAAATTTTGAGGCCATACGTTGATGTTTCCACTATGGCAACTACTGCAAGCGAAATAGCAGAATATGATGGATACGAGAAAATTGCAAGAACTATCATTGATTCAATTGTTGGCGGATTTTATTATTATACAGATTACGTTGAAACTGTTGGTCAGGGTACAGATTATATGCCGCTTTGGAATCGTACATACAAGATATTAAAAGTTTATGAAAATTCTGTTTTGGTTTATGATACATCAAATACAGAAGATGGTCCTGCACTTGCAGACTGGAATTATTTAATTACTAAAGATAAAAGTGCCATAACAAAAGATCCAGTTTCTGCCATAGATGGATTCAATAGATCAGAGCAGCAGCCTCCAAATATAATGGTTGCTCCATCAGATTCTTATGCATTGTTTGATACAGAAGATAGCGGCAACATATACACCATATCCCCTGGAGTAGCTTTTCCAAAAGGATATGATTATATATTTT